TCTTGCAACCGTACGCTGCAAGATCGCTTTCGGTTTTGTCCGAGTGATCGAACGCACCAACGAATGGCTTGAGGCGTTTTGCCAGGGCGTCACGGCGTCCAGCGTGCGCCAGTACGCGGCGGGTAATATCAGCCTCGTCCATACCGGTGCCGGTTGGTTTGGCCTCGTCCTCAGCCTTGGCAGGCTCGTCAGTTTTGGCGGCCTCGTCCTCAGCCTTGGCAGGCTCGTCAGCCTTGGCAGGCTCGTCAGTTTTGGCGGCCTCGTCCTCAACAATCTCAACGTCGGTCGGCTTGTCGCCTTCCAACTTGTCGAGGCGTTCCATAATTGCTGCAAGCAGCGCTTTCAGTTCTTCGTCCATCGCGTGGATACCTTTGACGTCGTTGTGATCAAGTACCGCAACCTCAGGACCCATTCGCCCCTCGCCAACGGTAGCCAGGTGATTGCCATAAAGCTGGCACTGCATTACATCATATTCTTGGCCATCGTACACGCCGGGTTCCCATAAGTACCTGCAGCGGTAGCCAAGGCTCAACTCAATTTTACCGTTTTCGATTAAATCACGTTGAGCTTCTGAATAACACTTGACGTTACTGTATAACGTGTTGTCGTTTTTGTCGAATACGATCTGTTCGCCCGTGACGCCGCCAACGCCCTTTTCCTCAGCAGGCATGGCGTTGAGTTCCTCAGGCCCCAACAGACCTGAATGCTCGTCAACCCACGGCAGCAGCCGGCAGCTGTTGATAAACTCAGGCCGCGATAATTCGACAGGCGAGCGGAACACCCTGTACACCTTGTCAGGGTCGGGTGCGTCGGTCAGCTTGCTGCCCAGGTAGTCATAGACGCCGGCTTTGCTGATCGGCTGGCGCTTAACTTCAAACCAGCCGTTGACGTCCTCAACTCGCGCGCTCATTCATCATCCTCAAAATCAAACGTCACAATTGGCCGCATTGTACACCGGCAGTTGATAGCCTGCCCTGGTAAACCCCGCTCGCCTGTACGCTTGTCAATAATTGGCGGTTTGTCAATGTCGTAAATATTGCCGTTCAACTCGTTCAGATGCAATGGGCGCGGCTCTTGACTGCCACCTGTATGCACCCACTCGTATTTTTTAATGCCCGCGTCTTTCATCCTGGCCACGGTGATGGCGGTGTACGCTTTGCGGGTTTGGTCTAGCGCAACGTTTTTGGCGTGGCGCTTGGCCTCACCGTAACGCTCGGTCATGACCTTGGTTAAGTCTTCAAGCCCCGTGCCGCCGGCTTTAACTGACTGCTCAACCGACTCGCGCACCGACTCTAAATATTCCTGCGGTATGCGCTTGATGTAATAAACGTTGTCCTTAATTCGCTCGTCTATGGCCTTCTGCACGTTCTTTGGGTTGTTGGGCTTGAGCGTAAAACCCTCAGCAACCTCACGCAACGAGCGTTGCAAACCCTGTTCGGCGTCACGCTCAAGCCGGCGCATCATGCCGTTAGCCAACCCAGGTGCGGCGCTCGCAAACTTCTCGTTGAAGCGCCGCAACAGCCGTTCCCATACCGTTTCCTTGGCGTCCATACCTGTCCCGACAGATTGCGCGTATTCGTCCAAAACTGTCTTGACTGCCTCGGTGTGCATTTGGCGCACCAGCCGTTCCCACTCGTTGACGTACGCAATCTGCAGGCTTGCCGGCAGGCGCAGCGTAGCCGCCCGCTGTTGGCCGCCTGGCAGCTTGGTCAACCGTGGCTTTAACGTTCGGCTCATTGCGCCAGGTTCCCGCCGGTCATTGCGTCAAAGTAGTCGCTGTCACCATAGCCGGCTTCAACAAAGTCAGGCGCTACGCCGTCAATGCGGGCGGCCTCAAGTGAGTGGTGACCGTCAATAACGATGCGGTACATCTTGAGCGTGTCCGGGTCGGGCAGTGCTGGGGTTACCGTCACAACGTAATCTTTAAGCTCTTGCTTTTGCCGCACAATCTCAGGGTCAAGGAACGTTTGATTGGTGATCAGCTGCACGTCCTGACCGTCGAAGCCTGTTGGCTGCGGCGCGGCCGGCGTCAGTGCGGGCCGGTCCGGTTGGCCGTCACCGTCGTCGTCAGGACGCTCAATTTTCTCAAGCCCGGTATATCCGGCGTTCTTATCGGCTAACAGCCGGTTGCGGGCGTCGTAACTGTCCACGCTGCCGGCGTTGACGAGGTTGAGGTCAGTGCGCGAATTAATCTCGTTAATTTCGGCGTACTCTTTGGCGGTCGGGCTGTCCAGCGGTGCCCAGCTGACCGACGTGTCCATTGGCTCAAAGCTTGGGTCTTTGCGGCGCATCACCGGGGTTACTTCGCTGAGCATGCACAATTGGTGGTGGCGCTCAAGCAGCGGCGTCAAGTCGGCCTGAACGCTTTCAAGTTCCTCGTGATACATGGATTCGTCAAACTCACCCGTTGCACTAAAGCCCTTTGGTTGAGTGCCCAACAGCTTGGTGCCAGGTACGCGCGCCACGGACGCAACCAACTGGTATTGCGTCATGATTGTTACATCTAGGTCGGCAAGGTTGGTGTCGATCTGTTGCACCTCGTCCTCAACGTCAATAATGAGGGTTTGAAAGTTGTCGCGGACCTCAGCAGCCATGCGCATTTTTTCAACGTGTGCCGGACCGCCAATGACAACGTTTTCAAGGTCGGTCTTGAGTACGTTGGTGCGCTTGGTCATGGCCAGTTGTGGGGCCTCGTTGGCCGTGCGCTCAGCAGCGTACACCCGTTCCATGATCATTTGCGGCAACGGAATACCGCCGAACTGATAGGACGGCTTGAGAATGTCAGCCAGGTCACCTTCACGGTAAATCATCAGGTGCGACCGGTGGTAGCGCTTACCGTTAATCAGCCACCAAGTTGGCTCATAAAAATGAGCATTTGCCGGGTCGTTGCTGGCGCGTATGTCCAACTCAGGTGCGCACCAGTACGGGTCAACCTGCACAATCCCTTTGTAGCTGCCAGGGGTTACGGCGTCCGGGTTAAACGGGTATTCGTAATAAAACGGGTCGGTGCTTTTGACTTTGAAAATAGCAATCCGTACGCCAAACACTTTGCCCTTGCCGACCCATTGCCGCATCTGCTTGGTGACGCCCATGCGCTTGTCACAACGCCGCAGCAGGCGCAGCACCTCAGGGGCGTCAATCTCGTCACCGTCGCCGGTATGTATCTCATAGCCGTTGCGCACCGCGTCACGCGCGGGCAGCCAACAGGCTTTGGCGATCAGCCAGTGTTGTGCGAGCAGCGCGGCCAGCTGATGCCCAATGAATGACTGCGCCAGGAAATACGCGGCGATGCCCTCACTAACCGATGGCTGGTTGACGCTGTAGCCAGCTTTGAGCGAACTTGAATACTCGTCACTGCCATCATCCTGCGCGCCTTCACTGCGCACCACTGGCCGCACTTCTGCCAGCGCGACGAGCTTGTCACCAAGGTACTGCGTCAGGGTCGTGCGGTTGTTGCCGCCAATGTCAGTGGTGAAAATACCGCGCCGCTGCAACGTGGGCGCTGCCTCAGCTTTACGTTTCTTGCCTGTCAGCCATTCCCACATTGTCACGGTCCTCATTGCAGTAAGCCGGCTTTTCGTTTGCGCGGCGCGTAGGCCATCATAACGGCGTCAGCGTGGTTAGGCGAGCGCGTGCCGTCCGGCGCTTTATTAACTAGAATTTTGCCGGCCCCGTTGCGCGTGTACGTTGGCTGCGACAATTCCATACAGACTTTGGGCAACTCAGCGCCAATGCTCTTGCTGTCCAAGCTGATCAGGTCGGCGGGGTCGTATTCCATTTCTTCAACAACAGCCCGGTACGTTGCTTGGAACCTGGCACGCAACGCCCACCACGCCTGCGCCTTGAAGTTTTCAAAGAAGTCCTTATTTTTCCGCGCACCTTTATCTTTGGGGCCGGAACCTTTCACAACGTACAGCTCAGGGTTGATGACGCCGCCCGACCCGCGAAACGCTGAAACGTTCTGCTGACTGTAGCCCTGACTGTGCCGGCGCTCATTGATCACGCGGGCGTCACCTCGTACGTTGCTGCCCAGGCCATCAGCGTCATAAACCCACTCGTCAAGATTGTCCTCGTCAGCGTAGTCAAAGGCTTTCTCAGTCGTAAAGAATGTATCGCTGCCTTTGCCGCTCCACGCCTTGACCCGCTGCAGCACGATGCCAACACCCTTTGCCCAGGCGTTGAGGTCTTTGCCCTCGTCAGCAACGTCAAGCGCGGCACGCGGCGCACCCTCAACCGGAATGCCCAACTTAACGTGGGCGTCAATGGCGGCCTGTACCCATTCGCTGGGTATCAGAATGCCCTCTTTGGACGCGCTAAAATCAAGGTCCAACTCTTGCGCAACGATCACTGCCGGCAAGTCGGCTTTCTGCTTGGCGTACCACACGTCATCCTTGCGCGGGTCGTCGCGCCAGTGGAAGCGGAACACCCGGTGTTCAGGCCAGCTGTGCACCTTGAAGGCGAAAGGGTTGTCCATGCCGTTGACCGAGCTGACCCCAATGCGACAGTTGGTCGTTTGTGACAGGGCCGCGTCAACAATGTGCGGCCTGCTAATAAATGCGTCCTCGTCCGTAAAGTAGATTGAGGACCGACCGCCGCGCCCGATGTTGTCACCCGCCTCACCCTTCAAAACGCTGTTGGTGTCAGGTATCTCAATTTTAAGGTGCGACGTGTGGTCTTTGTTGTCCGGTATATAGCCGCCCCGAAACTCAACCGGTAGATGCTCGAGCATCATGCGGCCCTTGTAAAACAGGCAGTCAGGATCACCCGCCTTGTCTACCAAGTCTTCTTTGCGCGAACCGTAGCCAATCGCGATGTTGTCGTTGAACAGCGCGAGCGATACGCCCAGGCACTGGCACACGACGCTCAACCCCATATCACGCGATTTGGGCGCAACGCCACCCTCAGAGCCGCGCCACAACTCAAGCACCCACTCAATAAAGTCGCGCTGCTTGGGGAATAGGATTAGCGGGATGACGCCGGGCAGGCCGCGTTCAACTAGGCGCGGGTCGTACGTCACCGCCCAGTCATTTATGAAGTCAATCGGGTTGTGCTTGTAGTGCAGTTTGAGCGCCGGCACCAACTCGGGATGCTGCCGGATGTTCGCCAGGTTGGCTAAGCGGTCTTGAAAAATACCAACGTAATCGGGCTGCTTCCAATTCATCACGGTTGCATTACCTTGCGTATGCGTTGCTGAGCGATTGCAAAATATTTTAGGTCGTTATCAATGCCAATGAAATTACGCCCCGTATTTACGCAAGCCACCCCGGTCGTACCACTGCCCATGCAGTTATCCAGAATAGTCGCACCTTCATTGCTATAAGTGCGGATCATATATTCCATTAGTGCTACCGGTTTTTGCGTTGGGTGTAAGTTGCAATGTTGTTTATCGCTAGCAAAACGCAAAACTGAACGCGGATACCTTTCGGTGCTGTCATACGCAATTGGGGCAAAATTTTGAACCCCATAAAGTGAAGTTGTACAGGTGCGCCGCGTTGCTGTCTTGCGTTTGTGACCGGTTGTTTTTTGCGGGTTATATGTTGGTAGTTTGTCATAAAAAATAAGTACGTTTTCGTGCGCTTTAAGTGGTGCTTTTTTAGAGTTCAGGTGCCCTGAGGGGTTTGATTTCTCCCATATCCATTCATACTTAAGCATTGATAAATTTGACGCCCCCAGCACTTTGTCGAACGGTGTTTGTGCAGTAAGAACGATGGCACCGCGCGCAATGCGTTTGTACTCACCCCAAAGAACTGCCAAGTCTATGGGCGTGTCCCATTTGCACTGGGTTGTGCCGTAGGGCAGGTCACATAAAATTAAATCAATGCTTGCGTCACCAACCTGGCGCAGTAATTCCAAACAATCACCAAACAAAAATTCACACTTGCTCATTGCAGGGCGTCCTCTTTAAAGCCACACGCCGGGCAGCGCGGAAAGATGATAAGCGCCCCTTGGCGCTCGTCCTCAGGTAACGCCAACCATTGCCGTTCCAGCTCGTCCCAATCAGCGGCACGCGTCTGCTTGCCAAAAATTGCGCCCTTAAAATGGTTGCCCACTTCGCACGGTACGCCAGCTTGAAATTGTCTCATTTTTCCCGCCCTTTAATAATGGCTTGGTAAATCTTAGCAGCTTCGACCGGGTCGGTGGGAAGGGGAATATTAACGGCCTCAATTGGCGCACCGTCTTTGCCGGTCACTTCGAGCTTGTCAGTAAAGATGCCAAGCGCTTTGGCGAAGTTAGCCAGGGCTGCGTCCTGATCGCGCGTCAAAATCTTTATGCCGTGCTGCGTCTGCTGTACGCCTGCATACAGCTTGCGCGCCTTGCCGCTCAACATGGTCGTATCGTGGCATACAACCATGCCGTGCCCCTCACCCCTGCAGTTGGTGCATTCGAGGTGGGGGCGCAGGGTGAAGTCAAAGCCGACGCCGCCGGACAATTCAGGCAGGTCCTTTTGACCACGCTTGCCCGCTGTGCGGTTCTCGTCAATTACCTTGGCGACCGCTGCGGCGTACTCGTTGGCATCCGTCCATTGGTAGGCGTGCCCGATGCCATAACAGTGCCGGCAGCAACGTCGCTGATAGCTCATCAGCTCATTTACGTCAGCGGTAAAAATATCAGCCCACTCGCGCAACACGTCCTGCACGTCAAAGACTGCATCTTGGCTAGCCTTTTTGCGCGCAGCTTCCAACGCTCTTTTGACGTTGGCGTTATTTTTTAGACGATACGCCCGCTGCCCAATCTGTTCCTCGGTCAATTTGGCCACGCTATGCGATTTACGATAAGCATCTGTAGCGTTGTTAGATTCGATCAAAAACACCACAAATTTGCGTTCAGCGGCGTTGAGCTTACTTTTAGTCATTTTGAACGCCCCACCATACAAGTAACCATACAAGCACTTTTTCGCTGTAAGCCTAGTGCCCCGTAGCTTGCAGCGATTTCCATACGACCATACAAGTTGGAAAAAACCAAAATGGGCGAGCGCAGGTGTATACCCATCACTACATAAAACATAACGTAACCTATAAAATCTATATACCTTTGCATCGTTCGCATTAGATTACTCTTTACTTGTATGGTTGTATGGTAAGTATATAAAAACCCTTTAAAACCAATGACTTCCAGACCATACAAGACGATTTTGCCTTGTATGGTCACGTATGGTTGTATGGAAGCGCTTTTAGTCACTTTTCAAACTCCCGTCATGCGCTGCTGATGTTGAACCTTGCTCAGCTCAAGCAAGCTGCGGATTGTCTCGTTGGTCTTATTCTCAACGCTGCCCCGCTTCCACCACACCCGGTGCATTTTCCCATCCCACCAAACCGACCCGTACTGACTAAATCCCATACGGCTCAACATGTGATTAACGCTGCTGGTTTTGGGAATATCTACCCCATCCTGTACGCAAACCGTCCGCATACATGCTGTAAGCGCCGCTGAGCTTAAAACGAAACGCCCGACCCCTACCCCACCGGCCTCAATGATTTGCCGCGCTATGGCCTCGTGCACGTCCTCACCGCTCGAGCGCATTTCACCCTTTTCAGCGGTATACGGCGCATCGCCATTTGGACGGAACGCATCACTTACAACGTACTCGGTCAGGAATTTGCGCCACTGGCCACGGTGGGTTTTGAAGCTGTCAAAAATTTTCGCAAAGTACCCGCCCAACTGATCAAGGTGTAAGCCGAGCGCTGCGGCCACTTCTGCTTTGGATTGGTAGCGGCTGAAAATCACCCAATATCGGCGGTCGGTGTCTTCAAGGGGTACGGCGTCAACATGGTTGGTAAAGCCGATGTAGTTAGTAACGTTTACGATGGTCTTGCCAGATGCACGCCCTTTGCGGTTGATCGACAGCGCGCTGTTGGCGATTGGCTCTTTCAAGCTGTTGGCTACGCTGTACCGCTTGCGCCCGGTAATCATCATTTCCTCAAAGCCCGTGACGCATGTGCCCTCAGCCCAGTCGTTAAAATCGGCGGTGAGCAGGTTGGGGCCTACGCTGCCAACGTTCGCCCAACCCATGGCGGCGCGGATGGCGTCAATGATCATGGTCTTGCCGTCACCCTGCACACCTTTTAGCAGAGGCATGTAACGGCACTTGCTGCCAGGGTTCTGCACGCACCACGCCATCCAATCGACCATATTTAGATACACCTCGTTGCGGTCATCACAGAACGCCCGCACGTGCGCAAGGAAGGCGTCAATGGCCTGCACGCCCTCGGTGGTGTACTCAATGGCTGCCTCAGGCAAAGTGGCAGGGCTGTACAAATTGGCGTACCAGCAACCCTCATGCTGGAATACCGGCTCTTTGCCTGGCCAGTACATCACGTCACTTACCGTTGACATATTCCAGCGCTGCAGGCACCACTTGGCGGCGTCCTCACGGTCACCATTGGGGCGTTGGGGCATTGACCGCTCGTACTGTGCGTTGAACGCTGTACGGCTTACCGCGCGTGCGGTCTGCAGGTCAAAAAACTCGTCACTGCACAATACATACACATGGCGGTTTGCCCATTCCGGCACCAGCACATCAGTACCGTCGTCAACGGCCCGCGTGCGCAGCATTTCGCGGCACTCGTTAATTGAGGTTGGGAATAGCCACTCGTTGAAACGCTTCTTAATGGCCGCTGCCAGAAAATCACGGTCAAGCAGTGCGAGGCTGCGGTCAGCAGCAATGAGCGGTATGACCTCGTTGCGTAGCTGGGCGTCGTCGGCACACGCCATCACCTGTTCAAAATACTCTTGCCGGCTGGTAATGGCCTGCTCACTTGTCGCAACAGATAACTGCGGCACAACCTCTTTGTCTTGACAGACGGTCGCTTGCATCCGGCAGGCGCGCTCAATGGTCAGCTCGCGCAGATACGTGCGGTGCTCGTGCCACTTGGCGCGCACAAGGCCACTTTGCAACATTAGGTGTTCAATGCGGTCAGCGTCACACCCGGTCCAAAACGCCAGGTACACGGCAAGCGCAAAGTCGGCCTCACTTTCGGCGTAACCGGGGGCCTCGTCCTTGGGGTAAGTCTTGCACAGCGCGGCAAGGTTGCGCGTCCATAAGTCGGCAAACCCAGCCAGGCCGTTGAAGGTTTTGGCGGCGCTCTTGTTAGCGGCCATTGCCCGGCGTATCAGGTCGGCGTCATCCGTTGGACCGCGCCAATCATCACGCGGTCCGCCACCGGTAGCAGCCCCAGGTACAGTAGCCACGTCAGCCGGGAAAATGTTGGCGGCAATCCACTGCACGGCCCCAGTGTGGTCACAGTCAGCGCTGCCCCATGCCTGCCCGCTCAGACCGAACGCAATACCACGGGCACCGGTATAAAACTCAAGGTCAACGCCAGGGTTGGCAGCCTTCCATTCTACCGTGGGTCGCGTGCGGTGCTGCAGGTCCGGCATGACGCCACGCCCAATAAAGTGCAGCCCCTTGCCGCTCGAGCTGTATTCGACAAACGCCCCTGGCAAATTCTGATGGAACCACGCCGCCCACGGGGTCAACGTGCCGTCAGGCTGCACGCAGCTGTCAACGTCAAGGAACCAATAACCGAGCTGTGCGGTCATCATAAAGCCAAGCGCATATTGGTGACCGTCGAAACGCGCTTGGTGTACGGCAAGGTCAAGGCATGCAGCCTCGTACGTGCGCCAGTTAGCAGGGCTTTGGGCGTTCAACCCTTCCCGGCGCTGCGCCTCGTCGTTGTAGTCAAGATCGGTGCGATGGGTTGGCCACGCGGGTTGCTTTTTATATTTCCCCTCGTCAGGCACCCACGTCAAACGCCATACAAACCATTGCGGTGCGGCTCTTAGGCCGCCTATTGCACTCGCGAACATAAAGGTTTTTGCCTTAGAGGAAACGAAAAAGCGGCACGTGTTTTTGGGTAGCTGCCAAGCCCCGCCGGATCAGTCCCGACGCCCAAAACACGTGCCGCTTTTTACTGATTAAGTGAACTTGGCGCAGCCAGTAAACCATAAATAACAGGCAATAAAAAGCCCGGCACCTGGCCGGGCTTTTCGTCAGCTGTGCGTCAACTATAGGGTCCGGTGTCGCCATCGCCCGGCCCGCGCAGCTCAACGGTACTCAGTACCATGCCTGCACTTTCCTTGCGGAAATTGGCAGCAACGGCAAAATCATGCCCTTGCGTCACCGCAGGTTCGAGCTTGACGGCTGCCAGCGCTTCAACATCCGCAGCCATGGTGACGCAATCCAACGCGACCATTTGCGCGGTTTCGTACTTGGTTCGCTCGGGCGATGCAACCGCAACACCCGCACCCACCATAAGCGCCAAAGCCAAGCCCAGCGCGCCACCACTAATAACCAAAATCCGATTCATTGCGCGTACCTCGTTTCTAGTTGGGGAACCAATAAAGGCGCAGCCAGTAAACCATAAACATTGTGCAATAAAAAGCCCGGTACAGTGTGACCCGTACCGGGCAAAAGGGTTTTGCATTCGCGTGCGCGGTCAGCCTAACACGCTGGGTAACTCAATTTCAATAACGTCAAGATGCTCGTCATCCTCGCAGTAATTCTCACGCCACGTATCGGCCAGGGTTGAGCAGTGCGTTGTAGTTGGCCATACACCCGTTGCAGCATGGATGGCGTCAAGGCGGTCAGTGAATACCACGCCCTCGGTGCCAGCCTCATTCATCACTAAAAATGCTTTCATCAGCGATACCCTCGACCAGTTTGCAAAGTCCGGCGTTCAGGCCGCCCAGTTTCTTGGCCGCATAGTCAACGACCAGCTGCCCAGCGTGGTGCACATTGGTGCGCGGCCAGAACGGCTCAAAACGGGTGAACTTGCCAGGGCGCTTGACGTGCAGTTGTCCGCCCAGCGTCACCTTGATTTCATACCCGACGGCAAGCGCGGCCTTGGCATCAGGCTGTAGGTTGGCGGGCACTGCTGACAGTTTCATGATGCCACCCGATAGGTTGAAGCCTTGGCCAGGTCGTACGCTACCTGCAGCACGTCCAATTCAGGTCCGGCATACCCTTGGATAATGCCGGCCGGGTCGGTCATGTGATCCAACGCAGTCATGATGCGCCCAAGGTCCTGCTCGAGGTTGTCCGCGTGCATAGTGGCGCGCTGGTAGTCGGTCAGGGTCGTGCCGGCGGTCAACTTGCGCCCCAACTCAAACGCCTCACGCACCGTGGCAGGAACCGCAGTAAACGGCATTGTGGCCAGTGCCCGACAAAGCTGCTCGAGGCGTAACGAGTACAGCGACTTGTCAAACTCGCAACGACTCAGGCGGCCTTGCAGCTCGCGCAACTCGGTCTGCATCAACAGCATGCCCACTGCATCCGGCGGCGTGCAACCCTCTTTGGCTGCGTCACGTTCGGTGCGCGCTTGAGAATATGCGTCAAGGTATTGCACGCCCTGGCCGTCGCGATGCCCGGCGTTGTACTGCCGGATAAGGCGGTTGTGCATTTCGTTGCCCAGCAGGCGGAACAAATACACCGGCACCCAAAAACCAAAGGTGAACAGGCACAGCAGTAAATGCAGGATATGGTTGAGTTTATTTTCAGTTTTCATCACGCGAAGCCTCACGGTAGTTGTTGCGGGTTAGGTGTTTAAAAATCTTGTCGTCATCAGCGATCACCGTACGCGGAATGCTGAATGTTCCAGCGTCGGCGGCCAGGATCAGGGTATTTATCAACTCGTCAGCGCCCATGCCTGTCGCTTTGCGCACTGCAGCCAACTTGGTGCGGATGCCCTTCGACAGGTTGAACGTAACCGGCAGCACGTCCAATTTGGCTGCTTTGGCATCCTCACGCGCACGGTACGCCGCGCAGTAATCGGCGTTCGTTTTCTTGGCCTTAGACACCGGTAACCCCTAGGAAAACAAACAGCGCCAGCAGTATCAGGCCCGTTACGGCCAGTTCAGCCAGGGTTGCTTTACGCATGACGTGCACCCCGTACGATCAGTTTGCGGGCCTTGTGACAGGCAAACAGGTTGGCCATAGCCAAAGCACCGCGCGACCCTGGCAACCCGTACCGGTGCGTCAGCTCGGTTGCGGCACACACGTGGGCGAAGTCCAACAGCTGCGGTTGATACTTGGCACGACGCAGCGCACCGCCTGCAGGCAACACCTTGTGGAATTGCCGGCCGTCTTCAAGGGTGATGGTCACGCGCTGCCCTTCGATCAGGTTGCGGCGGTTACCGTTGGTGGCTGTCAGTTGCATCACGAATGCCTCTTTCTGTTGGTGTTGAGCCAATCCTAGACCGTTAATAACGGTACGTCAACAACTGCACTGCCTGCACAGCAATGTTTTTGGCGGGTGCTTTCCATCATCGCAAAGAATGGTGACCCAATGCCCACAAGACAGCTTATACCGGGCGTGCGGGGTCTGGGCGTTGGGTAGCTGCACTGAGACTACTTTACGTCGCTTACTCATTTTGGCTGCTCCTTTGCAACGCAATAAACGACTATGTCGCCAAGGTAATCAACACCCTCTTTGGCAAGTAGCCCCGCGTCGCGGCAAACAATATGCGCGGCGGCTGATTTTTCGGCGGCGGTTTCACGGTCACAACCCGACAGCATGCCAACCAACAGCAGCAAAATTAACAACTTACTCATAGCTCGTACCTCATCACGTAATCAGTGAAAGCCATCCCGGCGTACAGCAGCGTGCGGCGGCTGCGGGTTACCCAGGCGGAACCAAACACCGTGGCCACGTCATCCATGGTCGCAAAGCCGCTGGGCGCACTAGGGCCGGTGCATTTCTTGCTGTCCGGGTCGTATGGGGTCATATAGATCGTCATAGGTCACCGCCGGCCAGGTTGATCAGCTCGCCGGCAAACTTTTCGGCGGCTTCAATTTCTGCAGCAAAGTCACCGTATTCGTCATTAGCGCCGATTGCCTGCGCCATCTGCTCGATTAGGTGGCCGGCTTTTTCAGCTGCTGCCTTTAGCTTTACCACCTCTGCATCACGCTTCAAGTCCAGCGCGTGCCAGCGCTCCAGCTGTTCGCGTAACCGGGTCAACTCGGCAAGGTCTGCTTGGCGCTGGTCAAAACTGTCTAGGCAATCTTCGCACAGCACCATTTCGCGCTCGCGCTCAGTCTCGCAGTAGTCGCCGCAATTGGCGTGATTCTGGCATTCCATATCTTCAAAAGCGCTCATTGCACAGCCCCTATCTGCTCGAGCCACATGGACAACGAGTGGTCCCACTGATCAACCGCCACATGGTCACCATGATTGGCCGGCACCATAGGCGAACCGCAGCAACAAACACCGGATTGCACCGGGGCGTTGCGCACAAAGTCCAAAAAGCCAATGGGTACAACGGCCATGCGGCGCACTTGCCCTGCAGGGGTCACAAAAGGTGCCAACGCACTTTGCGGTACGAGGGACTCAAGCGATGGGATGGCATTCATAGCCATTAGCTCAAGCTCATTTGTCATTTTGGCAGCACCTTCTGCAGTAGACCCATGACGTCAAGCGGTTGCTCTTTGGCAAAGCTGACATTGCCGCGCGGTTGAATGCTTTGTGCTGGCACGGGCAACTCAGCCCGGCACGCAAAGGTTGCCGTGACGTTGGGGCGCAGCTTGGCGCGGATACCCATTTCAATGCCAGGCTTGCCCATTTCACACACCTCGCGCCCAACGTCCCACTGCGGGAAGGTCGCAACGAGTTCCTCAGCGCACGGCTGCCCAGCAAGGCAGAACGTCATAATTAATTCAAACATACTGTGCCCCCTTTCAAAATGCGCCTCGAGTGCGCTGCTGATCAATTTATCAAGTTCGCCGGCAAGCTTGTCGCCGCACGGACCGGCACTTTTCAGGGTGGCACTGCCGGTCATCCTGTCGATTTCAAACAACGCCGCACCAACGGCACGTTTGGTTATTGCTTCAATGCGTTCGCTAATGTCCATTGGTTACACCTTGCAAATTTCAAATACGACAACATTGCCGTTGTCACCTTTCCAAGTACGGAACCCTGCAACATGATGAAAACCGATCTTTTCTGACTCACTTTCAACCAAGTGATAATTGGTTGCCTCAGCTTTGGCAATTTCGCCAATTTTAGATTCAACGGCACGGTTGGCAGCGTTCCACTTGTGCCGGGTATCGAAGTGCACGCCGTTGGCGCTGATCTTGAAGTTTTCGCGAGTTGCCATTTCCAAACCCTGCCGTTGTTGTTGTCTGTTGTTGGATCGAATACTAGACCGTTATTAACTGCACGTCAACAAGGCAAAATAAAGCCCGGCGAACCGGGCTACAGGTCAGGCCGTTGCTAGCAATGCCCCGGCCTCAGTCTTCAAGTCATCCGGCACCGTGGCCAACAGCGGTGACTTGAGTTCAATCAGGTCGGCAATAATGTTGACGTGCCGCACCTTGACCGCGCGCGCGGTGATCGCTTCCCGCAGATTCTCGAGCTTGCCGATGTAGCGGATAACCAGCGGACCAGTTACGCCAATTTCACGGGCAACCGCCGCAATGCTGGCCGCCTTCAAGCCCTTGGTATCTGCCAGGGCAAATGCCGTGTCGAGTATCTGCGCTTTGCGCTCGTCCGGCTTTTTGTACTTGCGATCCTCAGGCTTTACCGTTTTGCGCCCCATAACTAACAACCTCAAAAATCCAATAAGTAACGGGATAATAGCCGCTAAAGTGTACCAACGCCAGTGCAGAACGCAGCATTGCCACCATCAGCAATGACAAGGTTTAGCCACGCTATCTGCGCCGCTGTATGAGGGTCGTTGGGGTCGGCTATCCAACCTTCCTCTTTGACCTCACGGCTCACAAACTGAGCAACCTTTAAGCCGACGTGGTGCCACTCAATAACGAATGACTGCCAGCCGATAAGGTCCGCTGACTTTATCTGCTCGTTTTGCCGCTTCGACTCGTTGGCCAGACCGTACCGCACCGGCACGCCGCGCTTGTCGGGTAGCGCCCCGACGTTGTTGCGAAAGAGCATTACGCCCTTTTGCGCAGCCTCAAGCCGCACC